ATAATAGTTGTACCGGAAGGAGTTTCCAAAGAGACGAAGGTTAGTTGCCTCGCGCGCCCGAATTGCATCATAGCCAATATTTTCTTTCTGTATGTCCAGTGAAGCCCTAGCCGCCGCTGCAATGCCTTGAGATTCCGCATCAGGGCTGGTCGGTTGAGCAATAAACTCCGGGGCCGTTTGGACGTACATGGCTGCGCCATAGCGGATATAGCTCCTGTAGTAATTGGAAGCAAACCCATACTCAGCGGAATTGACGCCAATCGAATCAAAGGAAAACCCGATGTCCGATAGAACGGAATCGTGGTAGCCCGTAAAGAACAGGTGATTGCGGAACCATTTCCGGTGGAGTTGCAGCTTCTCGTATTGGAGCTGCCAGTAGCGCTGGTCGAGCATCCATTTGATTCGTTCCTCAATGGGCCGTCCCCACGGATAGGACGGAATGATTGCCCGTTTGTCCTGCTTTTCTTGTTTGTCGCGGACAAGCGAATCGCTACCCCCTTTGAACATCGAGGTAACTTTCTGCATGATTCCGCTTACAGTTCCGCCCATTACTTACCTTTCAAAATTGGCATGTTCGGGATATTAAACCGGACGCGCTCCAGCATCTCTTGTTTCCGTTTCTCAGTAAGCGGCTCGTTGGCATTCTTTATCTTCGTCACGGCTTCGGCCAGCGGATGCTCGTCAGGCAGGGGATTTAGTCCCTTGCTTTCCAGTATCTTGTCGATTAGTCCCCGGTTTGTCCGGTTGTGCTGATACTGCTGGACTGCCAATAGAAGTGCCAAAAGTCCGCTTGAGATATAACAAGCTATGTGCGACTCCAAGGAGTTCCTCCTTTTCGTAATTGTCCCAATCTTTTTCGCTCATCGTGTCCTTTCTGGATGGCAGCGCGGGCAGGCTTCTCGCGCCGGGCCGTTAGGAACGTGCGTGTCAAAGGGTTTCAAGTCATTGCGTCCAAAAACTCCGCCACATATATGGCAGCGTCGGATTTGCCCGATAATTGGCTTAATCACGGGAGCTTCTTTTAGCTCTTTCTCTTCCTGCGCTATCTGTGCTTCGAGCGCCGTGCGAGGGTCATCCATGTTTCACTTTTACTTTCATCTTCATTTTGGCTTCGACCTTGGCTTTCTTCTTGTCGGGAGTTTTTCCCTTCTGGGCCAACTTCATCGCCGCCATGACCATCGGCTTCATCAGGTTGCCCATACCGCTAAGATCGGCCACTTATTTCTCCTAAAAGGCGCTGCGCGTCCTGCCATTGGAGCGTATCATCATCGCGCCACTGGCAACATACATCTCCCGCTGCAACTTCCGTTTGCAGCGCCCTGCAAAACCCGGTTGCGGATTCCCACTTCTCTTCCTTGCCTTCTGTCTGATAGTGGTCGCAATCGTCTCCGCCGTTGATTCCGCCGCAATTTGCTCCGCCGTATTTCTGTCCTGGTTTGGAAGCGTTAATCCAGATGAGTCCCATGTAATCGGGGTCGGAAGCGAACACGCGATAAAATGCTTCGCCCTTGTTCGTCTTTCCGTAGAACTGCATAGAGCAGCACGGCCAGTACTCAACCTGCTTGGCATCAGCAGATGCCTCTTGCGGCCATATCAATTTCTTTATGACTTTACGCGGCCCGATAAGCGAACAGGTTTCCGCTGTTTCGTTGTAGAACTGGCAGTTATAGCAGGAGGCGGGTTCGTCGTTCATTTCCTCGGCGGTGGTGAAAAGCGCTTCGCCTTTGGTGTTGACTACCGGAGCTAAACTTGTGGGCGCGGAGAAAGCCATACGCATGGCGTTGACTTTCCTGAGCTGCTCAGGCCCGTAGACCGGAAACCCGCCTTCGATGATTTTAAGATCGCTTCTGCTCACGTTTCGCTCTGGCCTTGTCCACCCCTTAAATCGTGCCCTTGTTTCGTGAAGCGTAGAAAACCGATTCGCCTTTTTTGCCGCCGTACTGCCGCTGCATCGCGGCCATGATTTTATTTCCCTTCTCAGTTAAGGGCATGATTCACTGGCTCAGGAATATCGTCGCTCACCGATTGATTCAGTTCTCTTTGCATGGCGTGAAGGGCTTTAGTGATTTTCAGAATGAACTGCCCTTCGAGGAAAACGGGGGTGAAGTTCGCGGCGTCGATAAAGTCGGTGCCTTTCTTATGCAATAACAGACGCCATCTGTCCTGGCCGAAAACAGGGAAAAGCAACTGGCCGTTCGAACCGTGATATTCGTAGCCTTCGGGGGGCAAGAGGACTTCAGCGAAAAGAGTTTCAACTAGCTCATCTGGCGTGGGCGGCGGAGGTGCCATGTTCATTGCGGAGGAATCTCCCTAGCCTGTTGTACTCTTAAATCCTTAATTCTCAAAGTAGAAAATCCGTGGCGGCGCAAAGGCTCCTTTTCCTTGTGTTCCTCGACGCGCTGCCAGTAGAGGCGTGAAGCCACATCGAGCTTGGGATTCTCCCACTTTTTAGGCAGTACCAACTCGCTTGGAAGTGGCCTAAAGGTGTGAATTAGGTAGCGGATACCGTCAGGACAGTGGGAATTGGCGTGGCTCGGTTCGTTTTTGGGATTCCCCGATTTGTCTTTGGCCCATTTGTAGGTAGTGAGTTCGCGGATGGTGTTGGTACAGGACTTGGCTACGAAGTAGCGCGGAGAACCGTCCTTCCCGGTGAAAGGATGCTTGAGGCGAGGGTCAATGTGCATGTACTGGGCGACTTTGAAAAGGCCGGGCTTCACGTCCTTAATCGCGGCTTGACCTGAAATACCGTAATCCTCCAGTTCAATTGCCGCAGCTCTTTGTGCGTAGTCATAGGCCATGCCTTCGAGTTGTCGGCCATCCATTTTTTCATGGAACTGTTCGGCAATGGGCTTTACGCGGAGTTCTGACCCGTAGATTTCGGCAAACTGATAGAGATTACCGTCTGGGGCGAGGCTCGCAATCGGGATAGCCCACGGATCGCCTTCTTCGCCACCGCCAACGTCGGTACCGACAAAAACAGGCCATTCTACCGGAGGTCTCCCGTGCCCAGAAAACACTTCCCAATCCCTTGCGTCATCCCAGACATGCGTATTGTCGCCAAATTCCTTATAAATTAGGTCGGTAAAGTCGGTGAAACTGCCGTTCACGAAGCGGTCGTACCAGTCTGGGGGGTAGAGGCACTTCCTGCGGACGTGATACTCTTCCGGCAGAAACACGTTCTCCATCGAGGTCGCGCCTATGCCCAAATTCAGGCTTTTCATTTCCGCTGAGCGGTCGGGGTCGAAGAAATACCGCCATTGGTAGTCATGCCCGGCTGGGTTAGAAGCGCTCCTATAGATTCTCCGTGAAACGTTTTTGCGTCTCAGGCGTCCGGTAAGCATCAGGAAAACTTCTTCGGAAACCTCAGATGCCTCATCGACTCCGGCAAAAGAGAGATTCAAGCTGCGGATATGCCCTGTTACTTTGGGATCGGAAATATCTAGATGCCGGAAGATGACTTGATGGCCGTTAGAGAATGTCCAGGTCTTTTTGGCTTCCGCCCAATCGCCCATGCTGGCTGGAACCAGTTCCAGGAACGTTTTCATGGTGGTGGACTCTAAGGCAGGCATGTTGAGGCGTCCGAGTAGGGAAAAACCGTTCGGCTCGATGACCGCATTGCAGATGCAGGACGTACAGAGGGATACGGATTTGCTTGCGCCTTCTCCTCCGACGAAGGCTACTGCGAAATATTTTGAGGTTACGAATTCCTTGGCTTTGGGGAGCTTTTCAAGGCCCGCTATGGCGTCAGCGAGTTCTAGTTCTCCGGTGTAGAAGCCCACTTATGCCAGCCTTCTTTGAGCGCCTGCCTATGAATCTTGCGCTGCTTCGCTTCCCAGCGGCTTGCGCCATCTATTTTATCCCAAATATAGAAACCTATAAGCGTCCAAAAGGCTACTGTGAACATCTGGCCCCAGGTCGCTTCGAAGTTCGGTTGATGGTACATCAGATTCCTCCGTGACGCGCTGTAAAAGCTATTCCGTAGGCGTTGCCGGAGCCCAAGTACAATCTAGGCAACCGTTCCAGCTTGTGATGGCCTGTCCTGTGGAGCAAAAACGAAAGGCCCTCCCCGGCTCCATAGAAGGCGAGCTGAAAACCAACCATTCCGGCGCAACTCTGCGTGGGCAAGTTCATCTCGCGCTGGCCACGCGCCAAGAACCGGCAGGTAATCGCTGAGTCCGTCGCGGCCAAAGACCCCGCTGCGGCCAGTTCCAGTTTGGCGAAGCGGTCGTAGAAGTGGTGGGGGTTTTGGCTCGCGCCGGGCAACCCCCCGCTGCCCTTGAACGTGTTAGTACGCTCCACGCCAAGATTGGAATTCGGAATAGCCGAGCACAGCAAATACCAAAGCAAAAGCCCGCTCATTCGATTATCGCCAGTCCGCCGCATTGCCAGCAACGGAAACTCTTTGCGACTCCGTGCTTGCAGGTCTTAGCATGACCCAGTACAGTCTCATGTACAACATCCTCGATGGCCCCAACTGTCCCGCCGTTCCTTCGGTGAGTGCGCTTTTCAGCTCGCTCAGGCGCACTAGCGCCCCGTTCAGCCACACGTACTGGCGAAGGCTGTGGCAGTCCCGAATTGTCCTCAAGTTCCCCAAGCAGCGTCTCCCGCATCCACTCCACTAGTGTCTTGCCCTCTCCCCGTGCCAGCTTCTCCATCCTGTCGGCGTCCCCCGATTCTACGTAAACCACTAATCGCGCACGCTGGTCGAAAATTCTTCGCACACCCCAAACCTATAGCATGTCGTACATATGTGTCAAGAGAATTAGCAAAAGTTGTGGGCGAAGCTATGCATTGGCAAATGCCTCCCCCTCTTTTCGGCTGCTTCCCTTGGCGTGTGGCCTGGTGGGTGTAACCGCTCGCAAACGATTGATTCTTATAGCTATGGCGTGGCGCGACTGAGACCCATAAGAACCATTACGCAATGCAGAGGAAGTGTGTTTCAGGCATGAAACCCGGTAATATCGGCTATTCTGGTGAGTTATGGCTTGTTTTCTTGCTCGGACGTGTCTTTTTGCTCACAAACGGGCGCTGATTCTACTGGCTTTACATCGAGTGGTTTTTGCTGATCTTGCGCCACGCTTTGCACGGTTACATTGCCCATTAGGTTCTGAATTGCCAGAGTTAGGCCGGGCTCTTGCTTGCCTGCTATCTTCTTGCCATCAAAACACTTATCGAGTAGCCAGATAGCAGCATTTTCGCTATTTTTCTCTAAGCGAACGTCGAGAGTTCTGAGGGCTGCGGGCACCCTTTTCAGCGTCTCAAGCCTGCCATCGGCCATAACTTCGTCAACGTTACTTAGTTCGAGGATATTTGAGACAGTATTCGGGGCTAGCTGCAAGTCTTTGGATATCTGTAGCTTAGACGTTCCTCCGATATGCTTTGCTATCACAGCGTTTTGAATTGCTTGGCTCTTGATTGTTCTGCGGGGTTTGTAGGCTCTGCGGGGCGCTGGCTGGCTCTGGAGGGTATCTGTAGGGGTGCTCACGGCCCAAGATTATTCCT